CAAGAATTTAATAAATTATGAAAGAAATATGAAGAGTTGGTCTACAAGAATATATCACAATGAAGTAGAAAGAGTGTTAAATCCAAAGCCTTCTGATCACAACGAAAGACTATGGATAGAAAAAACATATCCAAAACAATCATTTCTTTCAAAACAATTTGGCAAAACTAGGTATATACAAGCATTAAATAATTCATTAGAGTCAGAAAAAATAAAACATTTGCCAATTATGCATGGTAAAAAATATAAAACAGGTTTAGTAGATAGGAATACTGTGACACGATATAACAAAGATATGATCTCATATGCAGAAATATACTCTGGAGAATATTCTGTTACATATAATCAAATAGCCGATTGGGAATAAGTATTAATTTTCATAGATAGTTTTATTTTGAAACATATTACTTAAAACTTTATCAAGTATACCTTTAAAGGCTTGATCTTCCGTTGATAGGTATATAGATTTTTCTGTGATTTCATTAGATCTAGCCAAATGTCTTCGATTTGTATAAACCTTTACGTCATTTGTTTTTGTACCACCAACACTATATATATTTCCATAAATAGATCTCCATAAACAACTTGGATATTTTTTAAGTATTAAACGAAGTTTATCTTTTTCCATGGGCATTGGGGTATGCAACTCATAGTCATATGGTAGTTCTATTCCGTTTTGAATTAGTCTAGAGTTTGTTAATATTAATTTTTTAATGTATAGTGATGATCCAGTTATCTTAACATATCTATCTATCTTATCTAACAATAAACCTCCATGAAAATGCTCAATCTTATCTATTTTTTTAATTATAAAAAAATCATCATTCATTAATATAAAGTCGTTTGGTATTTCGTCAGAGTTACACAGAGCCTGTAAATTATTTAAAGCATTAGTATATTTATTATGATTTTGTTCTACTGGTATATGGTATCCAGAATACCATTTTGGCTTTCCACCTACCAGCCAAACCTTTGCATCTGGAAAACTATTTATGACAGATCTAATAGAGTACCTTAACTCTTCATTATCTCCGTCACGACAAATGTAAACAAAATCCATTAAATACCCCGCTTTATTATAAGTATATCAGAATCTGGTATACTAATATAAAGACAGAATAGGTGGACTCCTTGGCTAATATAGTATTTCTTGGTAACTTTGAAGTGCCTTATAGTAGTGAGAATCATCATGCTAATTCTTTAGAGTCTCTTGGACATACCGTGCAAAAATTGCAAGAAAAAAAAGCGGGTAGTTCTGAGATATTAAATGCAGCACTAAAATCTAATCTATTCATTTGGGTACACACACATAGATGGCAAACTCCAGGATCTAGATCTATGACAGATGTATTAAAACAATTAAAGGCTGCTGGCATACCAACTATGACTTATCACTTGGATTTGTGGTTTGGCATTGAGCGTGAAAAAGATTTAAAGAATGATGATTTTTATACAAGCATAGGTCATTTTTTTGCTACAGATAAGTTAATGTGTGATTGGTTTAATGAAAACACACAGGTTAAAGGACATTTCTTGCCTGCTGGCGTATATGATAAAGAGTGTTATGTACATCAAGATTACGATCCACATAACTTTGAACATGACATAATTTTTGTTGGTAGCAGAGGATATCATCCTGAACATAAATATCGTCCACAATTAATAGATTTTTTACGAAAAACATACGGTAAAAGATTTTTACATGTTGGTGGCGATGGAGACACTGGCACAGTTCGTGGAGATGCTCTTAATCGTATTTATGCAAAAAGCAAGGTAGCAATAGGTGATAGTCTTAACATAAATTTTAACTATCCATACTACACAAGTGATAGATTGTTTGAAAGCACTGGTCGTGGTGGTTTTACTATTTATCCCCGCATTAAAGGTCTTGATGAATATTTTGAAGATGGTAAAGAAATTATATTTTATGAACATGGTAATCTTGAAGACCTTAAACAAAAAATAGATTACTACATCTTAGATGGATTAACTAGAGAAGAGATAAGGTTTGCTGGTCATGAACGAACTAAAAAAGAACACACATATGTCCATCGTTGGGCAACTATCATAAAGGAGTTAGGTCTATGAATTTTATAGAAAGATCAGATATTAAATGGAAGACAGTACCATATTTGCGTCAAGGACAAACAAGAAACTATGATTACAGACTAAAACTAAATGAGCCATTGGCTAATTGGGATGTTTGGGATTATTGGGAAAGTGAAAGAATTTATAGCATGCAGCAACACCTTAAAAAGGGTGATGTATTTTTTGATATTGGAACAGAGGCTGGATGGTGCAACTTAGTTTATGCTGACATTGTTGGACCAGAAAACATGGTACTAATTGAGCCAACTCCTGAGTTTTGGGCAAACATTCATGCCCTATGGTATAAAAATTATTCAGTAGATCCTTTAGGTTGTTATGCTGGACTAATGAGTGATGAAACAACAGACACTCGCAAAGGTAGTAATTTAAATGCTTGGGGAGAAAAACATCTTGGACCGATTATTGATAGAAATAAATATGTATATATTCATGACAACACAGAAAGCATACCAATGATTAAAGTAGATGACTATGTTTCTGAAGTTGGCATTATTCCAAATGTCTTAAATATTGATGTAGAGGGTGCAGAACTTCTTGTATTCAAAGGTGCAGAAAAAACATTACGAGATAATAATTTAAAAATATTTGTATCAATTCATGATGATTTAGGTATTCGTGACTATGACACAACTCCAGAAGATACTATTTCATATTTACAATCTTTTGGTTATGTTGGAGAGTTTTTAGCAAAAAATCATGAAGCACATTGGTATTTTGAGAAAAAGTAATAAATGATAAAGGCATACTTGTATTCTTTTAATGAAGAAGATTGTGCTGCGGATAAATGGGACTACGGCTTATTAAAAGAAATATTTGATAAATACGAAATTGAACAAATAAAAGTAAACTCATTACCTAATACTGATAGAGCATTTGTCGTAATTCCTGGACCTCAAAATCTTGGTTATGAAGAACACATTAATAAAGAATTACAAAAAATAAAAAGAGTAGTTTTATTTTTTACAGGGGATGAAGAAGTTAGATTTAAATTAGATAAAATTAATCATCCTAACATAGAGATATGGCTTCAGACTCCACACAAACAACATCAAAATTATAACAAATTGCCACTTGGAGTTCCACAACATTTTAAAAAATTTTTACCAGAGTACGGACCTAAAAAATATAATGTATATTTTGGTGGACAAATTACGCATTCAAGAAGAAAGGAATTGGCTAAGGCTATGCAAACAATACCCAATGCCCTGTTTAAGCCAACAGAAGGGTTTGCACAAGGTGATCATCCAAAAGACTACTATAGTAACCTAGCCAGTACAAAGATTGCTCCAGCACCATCTGGTGCGGTTGTAATAGATTCTTTTAGATTTTATGAAGCAATAGAAATGTTATGCTTTCCAGTAGCGGATTCCCTTGATCCAAAAGGTAATTCTATAAAATACTATGATTTTATTTATGATGATATAACTCCAATAAAAACGGTAGACAATTGGTTTTTATTAAAAAACTTAATCCCACAAATATTAGACAACTATCCTAATAATATGCATAAGGTTGTTTGTTGGTGGATTAAATATAAAAGAGATTTAGGAATTAAGATTATGAGGCAAGTCAATGCATAGTAGAGATGTAACAATTATAATTCCAACTTCGATTCTTCCAAGTCATCCAAGCACATCAATAATTGATGAAACAATCAAATCTATACGCTACCACTTTCCAAATAATGAAATTATTTTACAGATAGATGGCTTGCGTGAAGAAAGAATAAATCGTAAATCAGACTATGATGAATATAAAAACAGGGTTTTGTGGAAGTCTATGCATAAATGGAAAAATGTTTTACCAATAATTTTTGATAAACATAGTCATCAAACTACAATGATGAAAGAAACAATTAACCTTATAGACACCTCTGTTTTACTTTATGTTGAAGGAGATGCACCATTAACTGTAGATTACGAGATTGATTGGCAAAAGTGTTTAGATATGTTAGAATACAACAAGGCTAATACAATACGTTTTCATTTTGAAGCAGAGATTCCAGAGCCACACCAACATTTAATGTTTGGAATAGAAAATGGTTTTATGAAAACTGCACAATGGAGTCAAAGACCACATTTGAGTACAGTTAAATATTATAGAGATATTGTTTTACCATTTTCTAATGAACAAACTTTTATTGAAGATAGGTTTCATGGTAAAATTCAAGATGATGTTTTACCATATGATAGTTTTGATCAAGAGGGTTGGGACCAACACAAACTTTGGATTTATCATCCAGAAGGAAACATTAAAAGATCTTATCATTTAGATGGTCGTGATGGTACTAAAAAATTTACAAAGGATGATGATGTTTGGGGATATAAAGAATGAGATTAGGAGTTATTGCAAGATCTGATAATACTGGACTTGGTAATCAAACCAAGGAACTTGTAAAAATGTTAAATCCAGACAAGATTCTTTTAGTTGACTCTACATCTTTTAATAATAACAGGCAACATCCAGACTGGTATAAACAATATGATGTAATAAAAACAATTAAGGGTATGCCTAGGACAAAAGAAATTTTAGCATTTTTAGAAAATATAGATGTTGTTATAAGTTGTGAAACATTTTACCATTTAGACTTTGTGGATATAGCAAGAAAAAGAAATATAAAAACAATATTGCAATATAACTATGAACTATTTGGAAATTTAGTTCATCCAGAGTGGCCGTTACCAGATGTATTATTATCACCAAGCAGTTGGAATATAGATGTTGTTAAAGAAAAGTTTGGATCAAAATGCAAGGTATATCATATACCACCACCAACAGATACATCATTGTTTAATGCTGCAAGAGAAAATAACCTATCAAAAACCCATAAACGAATACTTCATGTTGCTGGTAAAAAAGCAGCCAAAGATAGAAATGGAACTAACACCGTAGTAGAAATGCTTAAACATTCTAGTGCAGATTATGAACTTGTAATAGCAACACAAACCCCTCTAGACTTTATAACTAAAGATAGCCGTTTAAAAATAAACAAAGATAATATTAGAAATAGAGAAGATCTGTATAATGACTATGATGCTATGGTTCTTCCTAGGCGTTATGCTGGTCTTTGTTTACCTATGAATGAGGCTTTAATTTCTGGTCTACCCGTTTTTATGACAGACATATTACCTAATAATCAAATACTTCCACACAACTGGTTAGTAAGTTCAAATAAAATTGGTGAGTTTAAGACTAAATCAATGGTAGATGTATATGAGGCTAACCAAGAAGAATTAGCAAAATCTATTGATAATTATTTTAATAATATAAATATATATGATAGCAAACAGAAGGCTATAGAAATTGGATTTAATAATTTTTCAGTTGAAGTATTAAAAGATAAATGGTTAAAAGTTATAAATGAATAAACAGAAAAGCCAGCCTATTTCTAGACTGGCTATCTGATAAAAGATAAACTACTTTACAGCGAAGCGACCTCCGCCACCCTTTTTTGCAGTTTTCTTTGCTGGTGCTTTTGCAGATTTAAGAGCCTTTGCCACTTCGGCAGTATCAGGCAAAATGCCAAACGCCTTATCTGCAGGATTGAGTGCTCTTAATGCAACTGGTGCAATGGCAGCAACTAATGCAGCCCATAGATCTTTTGGATCTGTTACGCCAGCCATGTAAAGTGCAATTGTTGCACCAAGAACAGATCGTCCATATGATGCTAGCATTGCTTTTGTCTTATCATTTAGTAAGTTATTCATTATTCCTCCTAGGATATAATTCGTGTTAGTGTTGTGAAGCCAATCCATAAACCAATAATTCCTGCGACTCCCGCAAAAACTGGTGGTGCTGGTACTGGCAATTTGAATGCAGCAAACACGACACCGCATCCAAAACCTGTTATTGTTGAAAGTAAAATCTCTTTCATGTATTTGTTTTTACTTGTTTTAATTGTGAATAATTTTTTACATAATCCATAATTACTGTATATTCTCTAGCAGGCCAAGAATTTATAAGTAATTGTTTTATACCTTTTTCTTCAAGATTTTTTATAAAAATATTAAATTCCTCATATGTAAAAAATTCAACATCTGAAACTGCTACCTTTGTTTTTTCTCCTTCACGCCAAACTGGACGCTCTCCATAATAATCTGGCAACTCTTCTAACTGTTTTCTATTTTTTCTAAGAATTGGAGTTATTGCTAACATAACTTTACTATAATCTAATTTTAAATTTTCTTTTAATATTTTATTTCGGTTACTAATTTTCATACCACAACAATTACAAATTGTAGGATCTATTGTCCAATATCCATTTTTATAATCTTTATAGGGTAAAATTATTTTATTGTTATATTTATTTACTGTTTCTTCAATATATTTATTTGTTGTTGATACATAAAAGTCTAATGGGTGTGAATTATTTTGATTTCCTGGCATTGTATTTAAAACATCTACATATTTAATAAGATATTTAGATCTATCTACTTTATTTGAAAGATCATAAATTTCTCCTATAATTCCACCAAAATTTTTTTCATGATCTTTTACATATCCAGAAATAAGATTTATTTGTATCCTATTCCCCATAATTAAATTCATACTTTGATTAATCATACAAAGATATTGAGGAGAAATAGTATAGGGCCTAATCGCAACTAAATATTTAATTTTTTCATCAGTGCTTAATTGTTGTACTATTCTTGTAAATATATCTCCCTGTGTCGCATCATATGTAAACATTACACCATCAAAATTTGAATTTTTTATTTCATCTAAAATTCCTGGAAAAAAATTTCCACCAAAATAATAAAATTCCATTATGTATTATTTATTTCTGATTCATTTGGTAAAAACTTTTTTAAATCTTGATATGCAATAGATATTTTTTTCATACTATCATGTAGTGGATGACCTTCAGATAAAGTGCTAAATTCTGAAAAATAATTAATACTTGGATCAACTTCTTTAACAAACTTGGTTAAACCGTTTTGAACATCTTCAATGTATGTAAAAGCCCAGTCACGAGAATCTGATAAAAATTTTATAAAATTTTCTCTATGTATGTCGTTGTTAGTTAATTCTTGGTTTGCTTTAATAGATTCAGCATGTTGATTAAGTTTAAAATTTTCTAAAAATAATTGAGCAGAAGTTAAACTAAGTTTGTTTAATTTGGATAACATTGTTAAATACGATATGGCAAAAGAAACAGACAAAACTATAAAAAATATTAAAATAACATCTTTCATTATTTAATAGCCTCCCTAGTAATCATTACGATTGCTCCATTGCTTTCTAAAGCCTTTTTTACTCTTACCATATATTCTACAGCATGTCGCTTCTCTGTGTCAAATAAACGCATAAACATAGCCTCATTAGCCTTAATGGTTATAAAATGATCGTTGTCAATAATGTCTACCTTAAAATTTTTAGGTGCTGGAATAGAATGAAATGCCATTTTCATTTTATCTGTATACATTATTTT